GAGTATGGTTGGTATGAGGGCACTCAACTCAATATTGAAGTTGATGGTGATAGTATCGTAATTACCGAACTAACTGATTGACTTCAAGGTAAAATGCTAGTATAATTATTAGTGAATCGATTCAAATTCAAACTTGACCTAATTATGTCTAAAGGATTTACAGTAAAGGCAAAAACGCCAGTTAAAGAGAAAGCACCCGAATGGGATTATGAATATGCAAAAGAACTTGTAAAGGGTAAGAGTATAGTATTTTGTCTGCCTGGGCGCGGAGTATCGTATACGTATCTGAAGAACTTTGTACAACTTTGTTTTGATCTTGTTCAGGCAGGAGCAAGTATTCAGATTTCACAAGATTATAGTTCCATGGTGAACTTTGCCCGTTGTAAGTGTTTAGGTGCAAATGTTCTTCGTGGTCCTGATCAGATTCCTTGGGATGGAAAACTGAAATATGATTATCAGTTATGGATTGATAGTGATATTGTGTTTAACGCAGAGAAGTTCTGGCAACTTGTATTAATGGAAAAAGATATTGCAAGTGGGTGGTATTGTACCGAAGATGGTCAAACCACATCTGTTGCACATTGGATGGACGAGGAAGATTTCCGTAGTAATGGCGGAGTTATGAATCATGAAACACTTGAGAGTATTGCCAAGCGTCGTAAACCATTCACGGTAGACTATGCAGGATTTGGATGGCTTCTAATTAAAAACGGAGTTTTTGAGCATGAAGAAATCAAATACCCATGGTTTGCTCCGAAGATGCAAGTATTCGAATCTGGAGAGGTGCAGGATATGTGTGGAGAGGATGTATCATTCTGTCTCGATGCTATCGCAGCAGGTTTTGAGATTTGGTGTGATCCTCGTATCAGAGTTGGGCACGAAAAAACTCGTGTTATCTGATGGATCGTTATACGGTCATACGTGACGGCAAGGTCCTCTTTGAGAATCTCTCGGAAGAGGACTACATGAATCTTATGGAGGACTTTGCTGCTGAATATTATAAGACTGGTAAACCCATAGCGGGTGAAGTTGAAACACACATTATTGGAGAAACTGATCAATGGCAAAAGCAAAAACAGGTCTGATTAAAAGTGGTTATGCCACTGGGACACCCAAAAAAACTCGTCAGGGTAGTGGTAAAGGAACTAAATTCGCCGCGTCGTCTCGTAATAGTGCTAGAAAAGCATATCGTGGACAAGGGAGATAGCATATAGATAACCCTATAGACAAATAATCGTATGGCATGTTTGATTGCAAATCTTCCATCGATGGAAGTATGGGTTCGTAAAGAATATCTTACTGATCATCAATCTGGTCATGGGGAATTTGTTAAAGGCGTTTGGGTATCGGTTAAATCGATTCCTGGACGTGCTTTTTATTTTGAGACCTACTTACCAGAATATGCGGCAATGTATGACAAATTGCCTATAAGTGCCTTTGTAGCAGATCCTGAGACACCTTCCCCTGATATGAACCTACCAAATCTACAGTTTTGGAACTGTATGGACTATGGTGTGGTATCAGTTGATAAGAAATTCATTGGTTCTATGGATTTTGAGTGTTATACAAGGGACTTTGGTAATGTAAAGGGCACTTATGTCTGCACAATTGATAACTATCACCATGATCCAGACTATGTTGATTGGGCAACGAGTGAAAATCCTGCCGAACACAAGTCTCATAACCTAATTGAACTTGAGAATGGGCAGTATGCACTGTATCCAAACAATAGATTACGTATTTTTGATAATAGTTTGACACCTGTCGAACCAAAAATGCCTGATTTTAAGGTTTCGACTCAATATTATCAAGTTGAAAATGGATTTGAACGACTTGGAATGGGACGTGAGGACGAATATTTCTGGAAAACTTCTAAAGAACGCGAAGAAGAAGATGAAAATAAATAAAAGTATAGAATATTAATGAACATTTCATGAACATACGGAGACATCATGGGTAATTCACCTGTCGATAGAAATTCTAACTATATGAGAGAGATGTGGGGAACCACAAAACTCGTTACTGACTACTATCAAAATGAAAAAATGACCTCAGAACACGATTTTCTAGATAATTTGGCAAATCATCAACATCAAAAGATGCTCCGTGAGATTTCAAATGATGATATCACTCCAAAAAAACGTGATACTGTGAATCAAGAGGACCTTTATGAGAAAATAGACGATAATACAGAATTATTCTGAATAGGGTATAAATAAAATTAAGTAAAGTCTCCATATTATCGTGGTTCAGAGGATATCCAGAGCATTTAAGGACATTAGTCTATCATTTGATAGACATCCTATAACTAATGATATCCTCAATATTAAAAATGAGGATGCAATTAAGAAAGCAGTACGTAATATTGTGCGAACTGTCCCCAGTGAGAGATTTTTTAACCCTATTTTTGGTTCTGATGTAAAGACTAGTTTATTTGAATTTGTTGATTTTGGTACTGCATCCGAACTTGAAGATCAGATTTTAGTTGCAATTGAAAACTACGAACCAAGGATAAGCAATATTCAGGTTAGAGTAGATCCAAATGCGGATAGAAACGAATTTGAGATCTTCATATCTTATAATATCGTTGGACAAGAAGTTCCACCACAAAAATTTTCATTCATCCTAGAGGCAACCAGATAAAATAATGCCTTTTACTAAGTTTACCAATCTAGATTTTGATCAGATAAAGACATCTATTAAAGATTATCTTCGTGCTAATTCCGATTTCACGGATTTTGACTTTGAAGGATCTAACTTTTCTGTTCTGATCGATACGTTAGCATATAATACGTATATTACAGCATTCAACTCTAATATGGTTGCTAATGAATCCTTCTTGGATTCAGCAACTCTTAGGGAAAATGTTGTTTCCTTAGCAAGAAATATTGGTTATATCCCCAGATCAAAAACTGCTGCAAGTGCAACAGTTAACTTTACAGTAGATGTATCGACAACTGCCTCTCAGTTGATCCTGAAGGCAGGTCTAGTGTGTGTTGGGGCAGTTGATAATAGTGCATATACTTTCTCTATTGCAGGCGATGTGAGTGCCAATATCGTCAATAATCAAGCAACATTTACAGATTTAGAAGTTTTTCAGGGAACCTACCTAACAAAAGAGTTTATTGTAGATACTTCCCAAGATCAAAGGTTTATTTTAAATAATCCCAATATTGATACATCAACTATCAAAGTAAGAATTGGGACAAAAGAATATAAGCAAGTAGATAATATTATTACTGTTAATAAAGAATCTGAAATTTATTTGATTCAAGAAGTTGCTGATGAGAAATATGAACTTCTTTTTGGTGATGGAATTATTGGTAAGAAATTGTCATCGGGTGATGTAATCCAAGTTTCTTATATCGTAACTGATGGTGAGAATGGTAATGGTCCATCGTTGTTTACGTATTCTGGAACGACCACCGATAGCAATGGTCTTTCTGTTTCACCATCAGCAACACCATCATTAACAACCACTGAGAAGGCGACAGGAGGCGGTGCAATTGAAGCAATTGATTCAATCAAATACTTTGCACCTAGAGTGTATTCATCGCAGTATCGTGCCGTTACAGCAAAGGATTATGAAGCAATCATACAACAGGTATTCCCAAGCACCGAATCAGTTGCTGTTGTTGGTGGTGAAGAATTAGATCCACCAGAATTTGGTAAGGTTATCATTAGTATCAAACCAAAAAATGGTTTTGCTATCTCCGACTTTGCAAAAACACAAATTTTAAATGATTTAAAACAATACACTGTATCTGGTGTCAAACAAGAATTATCAGATCTTAAACTACTATTTGTTGAACTTGAGAGTGATGTCTTTTATGATCCTTCTAAGATTACGGACATTGCATCATTGAGGACCAGCATTATAGCATCTCTAACTAAACATTCCAAAACTGTTGATATGAATAAGTTTGGGGGAAGATTTAGATATAGTAAAGTTCTTCAAATCATTGATAATGTAGATATTTCGATTACTTCCAATATCACTAAAGTGAAGATGAGAAGAAATATGAATTGTATTACCAATACATTTGCACAATATGAGATTTGTTTTGGTAATAAGTTCTTCAAAAAATTAGATGGTTCTAGTATCAAGAGCACTGGTTTTAAAGTTGCTGGTGAATCAGAAACTGTATACTTCTTAGACGTTCCATTAGAAAATAGTGATATTGGTATTCTTACAATTGTTAAACCAACACTGAATCCAGATACTTTCGAAGTTGTTAAAAAATCAATTGGAACAGTTGATTATAAGAAAGGTGAGATTATTGTTAATACAATTAATATTGTTTCAACAGATCTACCAGAGAACGTTGTAGAGATTCAAGCACTTCCAGATTCGAATGATATTATTGGTTTGAAGGATTTATATCTCATCTTTGATGTCTCGAAAAGCACTATAAATATGGTTAAGGATACGATTGCTTCTGGAGAACAAATTTCTGGAGTGAACTTCCCAGTGAAATCAAGTTACTTAAACGGAAAAATAACAAGGTAATAGAGAGGAAATATGATTACTACTGGTTTTGATGCTAGGGTAAAAGTACAGCAAGTCATTGATAGCCAATTACCAGAATTCATTTTAAATGAAAACCCTAAAGTTGTAGACTTTCTTAAGCAGTATTACACGTCTCAGGAGTTCCAGGGAGGTGCGATTGATATTGTCGAGAATTTAGATCAATATCTAAGTCTTAATAATTTAACACCAGAAATTCTAACTGATCATACATCAATAACCTCTGATGTTACGTCTACCGATACTACAATTGACGTAACAACTACAGGTGGTTTTCCTAAAGATTATGGTCTTTTTAGACTAAATGATGAGATTATTACATATACTGGAATAACCACAAATAGTTTTATTGGTTGTATTCGTGGATTTAGTGGTATTACCTCTTATAGAGATCGTCTAAATGCCGAAGAATTAGTATTTGAATCTTCAGCAGCAGATTCTCATACTACGGGAACTCAAGTTAAAAATATAAGCTCACTATTTCTCAAAGAATTTTATAGAAAACTAAAGTATCTTCTTGCACCTGGATTTGAAGATGTTAGTTTTGAGAGTTCACTTGATGTAAACAATCTCATCAAGCAGATTCGTAACCTGTATCAAAGTAAAGGAACCGAAGAATCTTTTAGAATTCTATTTGCAATCTTATATAATGAAGTTCCTAAAGTTATTAACCTAGAGGACTTCCTTCTAAAACCTTCTTATGCAGAATTCATAAGAAGAAGAGTTCTTGTTGGTGAACAACTTTCGGGTAATCCGAATAAACTTATTGGTCAAATGATCGGTAATTATAGAGATACTGCTACTGGTCCAGTATCAGAAGTTGAAATTATTACTAGAAATAAAAAAACATTCTATAAAATTCAACTTTTCTCTGGATATAATGAGAAAAGTCTCATTGAAGGGACTTTTAATATCACACCAAACAGTTTAATTTCCGATAGTATTTCTATTGGATCTTCCGTAGTTAGTGTAGATAGCACTATCGGGTTTGGTCAAACTGGTATTATAAGCGTTGAAGGTCAACAGATAGAATATAGAGATAAGAGTATCAACCAATTCTTTGGTTGTAGTGGAATTACTTCTGCGATTACATCAGGAACTCTTGCATATTCACAAACTGACACTATCTATGGATATGAAGATGGAGATACATCAAAGAGAGTAGATCTCAGAGTTACTGGTGTAATGTCAGATATTGAGGATAAAGATCAATATACTTTACTATTCAATGGTGATTTAATTAGTGTCAAAAATCTTGGTGATAGTATTGTTAATAATGATGAAAATTATAAGCAATTTGCTTTCAATACCTGGATTTATAATACTAGAACAAGATATGAAATTGAAAGTTTTTCAAATAACACAGTAACTTTATTTGAAACTGCAGATAAGTCAAGTCTTAAGAAAAATGATTCTGTAGATATTTTAGATAGAAACTCTGAAAATATCGTAGTATCTAATGCAGTTGTTACCTCTGTAAATGAAAAGGAAGTTCAGATAAATCAATCAATCAGCGTTGCATCTAATAGAGATTTAAGTATACGTAAAAGATTTGAATATACTACTTCATCTGGTATTCAACTAGAATCTGATAAGATTTTGGCTAATGTTCAAAATACTTATAGTGAAAAACCTAGTGGGATGTATGTTGCATCAAATTCACTTCCAGATTATGAAATAACGAAAGAAATTTCAGAAGCAACAATTGCTATTACACCAACAACAAATTTAAATAATATTTACCAAGGATTTTTCCCAACTCTTGGCACATATTCTACATTATCATTTGCCAATGATGTTCCATTCCTGACTGGTGATGAAGTAATTTACACTGGTGATGGGGATAAAATTGTTGGATTAGAATTTGGTAGAGTCTATTATGTTGAAGTCATAAGAGATACTAATCCTGTTAGAAAGAATAGAATTAAATTATATAATGCACGATCATTTATTGGGACTAGTCAACATGTAGGATTGGAAGATACTGCGTTTACTACTACAACAAATCACACATTTACTTTAAAACAACATTACAGTAAAGATTTAAAAGCAAAGAAATCACTAGTAAACTTCCCATTGGTTCCAGATATTAAATCTGGAAAGAATACACCAACAGATCCAGGTCCTGTTGGTTTGATGATTAATGGTGTTGAAATTCAAAACTATAAATCTGATGATAGAGTTTACTATGGTCCTTTAAATAATATTAAGGTTTTAAATGGTGGGGTGGATTATGATGTCTTAAATCCACCTCAAATTGCAATTTCTGATCCTGTTATTTCGACAGGAACAACCGCAAAAGCACAGACAGTTGTTACTGGTACAGTTAAAGGAATTATTGTTGACCCACAAGATTTTAGTATTAATAGAGTTTTATCAACAACCATAGAAGGTGGTAATGGTAAAGATGCTGTTTTGGAGGCAGTTGTTTCCAAACAATTCAGGGAGATGCCTTTTAATGCATCTAGAGCTGGTGTCGCAGCAACCGGTGGTATTGATATTGTTAACGATGCCGTAACATTTGAAAACTTTCATAATTTAGTTGATGGTCAAAGACTTGTTTACAGTTCTAATGGTAACTTACCTCTTGGTATTGGACCCTTTGGTGGATCTAATACAAATCAAAACGATAATTTGGTAAATGGTGGAGTTTATTATCCACAGATAATTAATACAAAATCCATCTACCTATACAAGGATTTATTTGATTATTCTGCTGGTATTAATACAGTTGGTTTTACCACTGTTAATACTGGTGGTATTCATAAATTTAGAACATTCGATGAGCAAAATGTTGTTTCCGAAATTAAAGTATTAAATCCTGGTTCTGGTTTTACAAATAGAAAACTCAGAGTTCATCCAGTTGGTATATCTACAATCACAAATATTATTAAATCGGAAGATCATGGATTTAATGATGGAGATTTAATCAATTACACCTTCCATAATTCTGCTGTTTCTGGTCTTTCCAGTTCTACACAATATAGAATTTTAAAATTGAATGATTCTGAGTTTCAGATTGCAGAAGCAGTTGGTGGGGCAAGAACAAATTATAATAGAAAAAACTATGTAAGTTTTGGTTCTACTTCTGGTGAAGGATATCAAATATTCTCATATCCACCAATTC